CAGCTGAAGTAGCATCTACAGCGTAAAGTAAGATACCCGCTACTTTGTTAACACCAGCGTGTACTTTCCATTTACCAGCTGCATCACTTTCAAGAAGTGTGTATTGAGCTAGGTTTTGTCCAGTAACTACAGTACCAGTTTTAACTACTACGTCTGGGTCTGAGCTAGCAAGAAGTCTTTTAGGGGTATATGTAAAAGTTTCGGCAGGCATTATTTAACTCCTTTAGAGATAGCGTGAGCAGCAGCAACAATATCTTTAATAGAGTAAGAAGAACCTTCAATCTCTACTTTAGTTTCAGTTGCATCAGTTGTTAAGTTTTTAGAAACAGTAGCTTCTACTGGAGCAGCTGTATCGATAGCAGTTGAAGTGCCGATAGCATCAGCAATAGCAGTAAAGATGTCAACTGCATCTTCTTTAGCTGTACCAGCTGAGATACGTTTAGTAACTTGTTCAGCTGTAATTTTCAAAGTCTGACCTGCGCCTAAGATGTCAATACATCTTGCACGTTCATCAGCAATAGCTTTTGCTACAGTGTTAGTAACACTAGCTTGCAGTGTAGCTAACTCCGTATCTTTAGCACTAAGTTGAGCTTTCAACTCTTCTAGTGTCATAACATCACCTCGTTTAGTTGTTGAATTTAGATTTAAGTTTATAACTTCGTCCATAGAGGATACGATTCCGTCTATAAGACCTAACTCTAGTGCCTTATTACCTAAGAAAGCATCAGCTTTCATGTTGACAATAGACTCTAAGGTTAATTGTGGGCGGTTCTTCGCCACTTCTGCGTTGAAAAGACTATCAAGTTCAGTTAACATCTCTGAATACTTATCGATAACAGCAGAAGATATTTGTTCATGTGGGTTATAAATAGCTTTATCTTCTTTACTACGAAGAATAGTATAACTATAGCCATTAGCTTTATCCGCTTCAGTAACATCTACTAGGGACATGATAACCCCAATAGAACCTACTGTAGAACTTTCAGTAGCATATACTTGTTGAGCGGCAGAACCGATTGCATACGCAGCTGAGGTCATAGAACCGTCAGTAAATGCAACTGTCTCAACGCCATAGGTATCTGGTAAAGAAGCTATATAGCTTGAGAGTCCAAATAGACCAGATACTTCACCACCAGGGCTGTCAATGTAGAATAAAATCTTACTTGCGCCTTTAGCTACTGCGCTTTCTACTTGACCTTTAAGACTTGAATAAGAAGTAAAGCCAGATTCTCCAGCTCCTCCTTTAGAAACTAAACTGTCAAATACGTTAATTACCGAAGTCTTACCTTCAGTAGTTACAGTCTTATCTGTAGGATAAGCAACTCCAGAATCGAGAGCTTGTCCCGCTAATAACTTTAAACTCACATTACTAGAGATAACTTCTAGCTTATCTTGGCTAATAGCCAGAGGAGTATTAATTAATCTTGTTAAAAGTCTATGATGTTTGTTCATATACCCACCTTGGAAATGATAACCCTTTATACTCTCTTTGAGTGAGAAAGTCAAGGGTTATCTGATTTATTTACTTACATTCCAGCAGAATTAGGATTTGCTTTCACATTCTTACTCTGGGTTGTATCTTTAACTACAGGTTCAAAGCTAACTCCACTTTGTTGCTGAATCTTTTTATCCTCTACAATCTCCTCAACAGTCAAGTTTCTTTCTTCAAGTTTACTTTCCCAAGTAGCGAAACCAGACTGAACTTCTAATAGGTCAGCTTGAGCATCTTTCAAGTCATTAACACCATACTTTCTTGGATATTGGAATGTAGGAGTTAAGTTAGCAAAACTCTTGTTACTATAAATAGCTGCAAGTTCTTGGAAACGATTACAAAGAGGTTTTAGACCTAAGTTTACAATATAAAACTTATACATGAACTCTGCACGAGTCTTCATATCAATAGCTACTTGCTGAAGAGCTGAGAAACTAATTCCTGTAAGGTCTCCAGTTAAAACTTCATAAGTAAGTCCAGAAGCTTGGGCAATTTTATGTAGTTCAGCTTTGATTAATTCGGGTAAGTTAGCTCCAATATCTGTACCTTGGTAGAAGTTAATATCCTCACCTTTATTTAGATATTGGACACCTCCTCCAGAAGCTTGTGTAACCACTCTCCGCTGACCTGTAGACTTATCAATATCGTTTGGGTCGATACTGTTAAGAGCAGAACCGACAGAAACAGCGGCAGAAGGATTAGTATTGCGAACAACCCAGCTAATAGCTTGGGCAGCTTTTTGTTTAGCAACTGTAGCATCGGTAAGGTCGTCCAGTTCATATAAAGGTAAAAGGATAGGAGCTAAGGTTGGAATACCTCTCCACTGTCCAGGTCTATCTCGGACAAATAGATGTAGAACTTCGTCAGCAGGTACTTCAACTTTTTCAATAGAATACAAATTAAACAGGTTAAAGTTAGGAGTTCTTTTACTAAAGTAATAAATAACTGGTTTGCTATTCTCAAACTTAATACCATTACGGGTAGTTTGAGGAAACCCATTAGTAAAGTTAGGGTCTAAGTACTCTGGTTCAATATTCTGAAGAACTAAAGGAATAGGATGACCAGCTCTTTTCTTAATCAACATTCTGCATAGAGCTTCTCCAGACTCAAACATAGCTCCGTTCCAAGCTTCTTGAGTATTGTCTAAAGTACCATAACCATCTAGGTTTGGGTCAGCTGCAAAAGTATCCCAAAGAGCTTGCATCTTTTTGTTAACTTTACCTTTATCATCTTTCCACTTTACAGAGATAGCGTTAAGGTTGATAAGGTTCTTGGTTTTAGCTGTCTTTGCCCAACCATTATTTCTAACAGCATGATGTGAGCGTTGCCAGAGAAGGTTAAGTTCTCTAGCGGCAAGTAAGTCAGACTCTCCAGTAATTAAACCTTTCTGCTCAAGTCTATAGTTAGTAACAGCACCATCAAAAGCTTGTTGAGTAGCTCTTGAGTAGTAGAATTCTTCTGAATCATAAGGTAAGGACATATTAGGCTCTGAATTTAGTTACGTTAAGAGGAATGTTAGTCATAGTTCTAAACTGCATCTGAGGTTGAGCCTGTAGACTAGCTAACTCCTGTGTAAGTTCAGCTTGTTCAGCTTTAAGAACATCGTAGGTAATTTCTTGATACTGGAAGAGTCGTGTAAAGTCTCCAGAACCTAACCGAAGTTGAGTTAAGCGTTTACCAGCTATTAAATCTTGCAGAGCAGCATTAACAACTGCTAAATCTGCTTGTACTTCTATAAGTGTTCTAGGCATTAAAGTCTCCAGATTCTGTAGTAACGTGTAAGTGTTGTTCCAAGGCGGAAAAGTGGAAATTGTTATAGTTTCTAATCTGTATAGCATAAGCAGCATGAAGAGCCATCTTTTCACAGTCAATAGCTTCTTTATGTTTACCTGCAATCAGCTTATAACCAGCTTTAGTTGTATCTGTTTCAAATGTTTTTCTACAAGAAAGAACTCCTTCCTCATAGCCACCGTACATAGTTTCACAATGATAGTGTCTATCTCGATTACCTTTAAGGTTAAACCTGCGAAGAACTTCCTCATGCGCACGGTAAGCTCCCATAGGAAAGACATTTACACCCATAGTTTGAGCTAAAGTCTTTCTTTCTTGAGTACTTGAACCTACTTCCATAGTGTTTGGTTCGTTAAATATCTCATAGTTGTTGTATTTAAGTTCCCCAATACCTTTACAAGCAAAGATATGTTGATGTTTAAGGTTCATCTCTGAGACCCATCTATATACTAGTTCAGCTGTTGCCCCATCCCCAGAGTCAATAGAAGCAGCTGAGATGGTTAGGAACTTACCTTTACCAGCTCCATGCGCCCATTTCTGAAAGATATAATCAGTTAGTTTACCCCAAACTGGGTCACTATAATCAAGTACATCTCCAAAGATTTCAATCCAGTTCACTAGCCAAGAGTTACCGTTCCTACCCCAAGCTCTAGTTACTATAGCAAAGCGATTATGCTGTACGTCAATACCTGCAGTAAGGATAAGACCTTCGTAAGGAACTACTGTTTCTGGGTAGTTTAGCCTTCTAGCTTTCATTTCATCTATACTCAAGCCAGCATTTAAAGGTACATAAGCTTCACCTTTAGAGTTATTAGTAAAACTTTTCATTAGACCTTCATGCCCGTTGTCGTATGCTTTTTGAGCTTTAAGCTTTTGTTTAGCTAGGTTTACAAGTGAAGAAGCTTCAAAGGAACTTAGCAACTCATTAAAGGCGAATCCATAAGTATCAGATACGCTAGGGTTAGAACTAACCCAACCCAGATTGTGATGGTCGAGAGCAGCAATAACATTTCGTTTCTTATCGTCATTGTTCCATATTCCTAAGCAAAAGGGACATTCATAATAAGCTGTTTCGGGGTTATATATCCCGTAGAACTCATCTATTCTTCTTTCCTGCCATTCATCGCACTTTAAGTTATCAAAGTTTAGAGAATGAAACTCTCCGCAAAGATGACAAGGGACTAGGTAAACCATCTTATTACTTTGTTCATAAGCTAAATCTACTTGACTAAAGTCTTTGTCTGTAGGAGTTCCAGCATATATAAGTTTACTGTCTGAGAAGGACTTCATTCGTTGTTTGAGGATAGACATTCCATCCCCTTGATTATTAACGTCTTTCTTAACACCATCTGGCTCTTCTACCACTACATAAGGTATTACAGAGGACTTTCCGTCTTCAGCTGTTCCTGCATTAGCTAAAACTAAGAAACCTCCATCGTAAGGGATATGCTTATGAGATACTTTAGCTAAACTTCCAATTTTCTCTCTAAGTACAGGTGTGTGTTTAATATAAGGGACTAACTTTTCTTTATAGAACTTCTGAGCTGAAGCTGCTCTAGGAAAAGCAATCATTATATTTCTAGGGTCTAAGTCAATAGTTCTACCTATCCAGTTGTTAATAGTTTCTGTCCAAGCAATCTGAGCTGACTTCTTACCTACAATAACCATAATCTCTGGATTATCAAGACATTCCATTACATATAGCATCCAAGGAGTTTCCATGCAGTTCATCTTTCCTGGACGTGAAGAAACGTCTGAGGTTAAGAACCTATTAGTTTCTGCCCACTCCCTAGTAGACATTCTATTTGGTTTCTTGAACAACTGAAGAGCTTTTCCGAAGAAGAGTCTTTCGCCCCAACTTGTATCTAAGTTTAAATCAATCATCAAGAACCTCTGGAATAAATATTTCCTCCAGCTCTTCTTCAGCTTGACCTACTGAGAATTCTTTATCTAGCATAGTCTGTACATAATACTTAGAGTCTTCATTAGCTCTAGCTGCAATCTTTTCACCTAAAGAGTATAAACTTTCTAAAGTATTATCAATAGTTTCTACTGTTTCTGGATGTTGTCGTGAGATATTTACTAAAGAACTTCTTATAATTTGAAATACTGGTTCAAATAATTCCTTCATAACTGCAACATCAATAACTTCTTCCTTTAAAGTTTTAATCTCCATCCATTGTAAATATTCCTTAGCAATACCATTCCTAATATCTTGAGCTAGTTTAGCTTCACCCATAGAAGTTGACCGTGTGCTTACTTTTTTCTTATAATGATAGATGTACTGTTGTATAGATTCTCTGTAACTAGCTGAGGTTCTTGAGGGCAACTTCCCGTCTTGTCGTCCTTGATGAACCATAGATACAGGAATATCTAAAATACCAGCCAGAATTGCTGGACTAGCTTGAGCATCTATATCTATAATAGCTTTATTAGTTGGGTCTAAGGTGGTCATGTCGTCCTCGGCTAAGTTAAATTTTGTCCAGAATATACATTATTTTTAGATAAAAA